GAGGCGCGCGGCTACAAGCTCGAGGGCAGCGCAGCCGACGACGAGACGTTCTTCGGGATCATCTACACGATCGACGAGGGCGACGACTGGACCGACCCCGCGACGTGGGCGAAGGCGAACCCCAACCTCGGCGTGTCGGTGAAGCTGGACGACATCGCGCGGCTCTGCCGGAAGGCGCAGGAGACGCCCAGCGCACAGCCCAACTTTCTGACCAAGCGGTTGAACGTCTGGGTGAACGCCGACTCCGCCTGGATGGATATGCGTCGCTGGGATGCGTGCGGTGATCGGAAGCTCTCCATCGACGACTTCGCCGGCGAGGAGTGCTTCGTCGCGGCCGACCTCGCGAGCAACATCGACATCGCGGCCGTCGTGTACCTGTTCCAACGCGTGCAGCCGACGGAGATGCCAGACGGCACCGTTGAACCCAAGCGCCACTACTACACCTTCGGCCGCTTCTACATCCCGGAGGATCTCGTCGAAGAATCCGACAACTCTCAATATGCTGGATGGGAGAGCTCGGGGCGCCTGATCACCACCGACGGCAACATCATCGACCAGAACGCGATTCAGGACGATCTGCGCGATGCAAAGAGCCGCTTCACGTTCCGCGAGTTCGCGTATGACCCGTTTCAAGCGACGAAGTTCGCCACGGAGCTGCTGAGCGAAGGATTCCCGATGGTCGAGTTCGGGGCCACTGTGAAGAACTTCTCCTCTCCAATGAAGGAAGTAGAGGCCATGGTGCGCGCCGGCCGCCTGCACCACGACGGCGATCCGGTCTTCGCCTGGATGATGTCGAACGTCGTCGCGCACGTCGACAAGAAGGACAACGTCTTCCCCAACAAGCAGACATCGAACAACAAAATCGACGGGCCGGTGGCTCTGATCATGGCGATGGGGCGCGCGATGCACGCCCCGATGCCCGAAACCAGCGTCTACGAGACACGAGGAGTGATCGAACTATGAGGACACCCGACTTCTCGCGCCTACGCTCGGCGCTCCCTGATCGGCACGACACCACGACACTGGCCGGGCTGGTCCTGCTGGCGACCGGTGTCGGGCAGATCTCGAGTGCCTGGTCGCTCATCGTCACCGGCGCGATCGTGCTGGCGCTCGGCATCGTCGGATCCATTCCACGACGGAGGGCGTGATGGGATTCGTCTCTCGCCTGTTGGCCGGCCCGGACGACGCCGGCGCCCGCGGCCCCACCGATGACTTCTGGTATCTCGACAAGCTCGGCGGGGGTCCGAGCGCGACAGGGCTGATCATCACGCCGGAGATCGCCGTGATGTGCTCCGCCGTCTTCGCCTGCCTCAAGGTGTTGGGAGAGACGATGGGCATGCTCCCCCTGATCGTGTACGAACGCACCGGGGAGGACGGGACGTCGAAGCGCCGCGCGACGGAAGATTCGGTCTATGCGCTGACACACCGCGCGCCGAACGCATGGCAAACGCCCTTCGAGTTTAAGGAGAACCTGACGGTATGGGCAGCGCTCCACGGCGTCGGGATCGCCATCAAGGTGTATGGCCCCACCGGGACCGTCGATGAGCTCATTCCGGTCCACCCGTCGAGGGTCCGCGTCGAGCGCACCGTGAGCCGCACGCTCCGCTACCTGATCCAGCAGGCGGACGGTACGTGGAAGCCGTACACGCAAGACGAGATCTTCCACATCAACGGACTGTCGTTCGACGGGGTCAGCGGCGTATCGATGTCACGGCAGGCGCGCGAAGCGATCGGACTCGCCCGCGCCATGGAGGCGTTCGGCGCCCGCTACTTCGCCAACGACACGACGGTCGGGCTCGTGCTCGAGCATCCGCTGAAGCTCAGCGACGAGGCACACAAGCGCTTGAGTGACTCCTTCTCGACTAATTTCGGCGGCGTGATGAACGCGTGGAAGCCGAAGGTGCTCGAAGAGGGGATGAAGATGAACCGTCTTCAGGCAAGCGGAAAGGATGCGCAGCTCATTGAAGGCCGGCTGCACCAGGTCATCGAGATCTGTCGCTTCTTCCGCATGCAGCCGCACAAGATCGCGCACCTCGTTCAGGCGACGTTCTCGAACATCGAGCACCAAGGCCTCGAGCACGTCACGGACACGATCCAGCCCTGGGCGGTGCGATGGGAGCAGGCGGTCGCGCGGGATCTCATCCTCGACGACGAGAAGTACTTCGCAGAATTCGACCTCCGGCAGCTGATCCGCGGCGACATGGCGGCGCGCTCGGCGTACTGGCAGATCCGGTTCAACTTGGGCACCGCCTCCCCGAACGACATCCGGGCCGCCGAGGGAGAGAATCCGGTCGCCGGCGGCGATCGGTATTACGTCAACGCGGCTACCGTGCCGCTCGACGACAAGGGGTTGCCGATCATGCCGGCCCCTGCTGCGGGCGCCGACACAACGGCGCGCGCCGATTACTACGATGCGCCGGCGAAGGATACGGAGGCCGCGTCGGCCGCGACGGTCTTCGCCCCGCTGATGGCCGACGCCGCCGACCGCATCGCCCGGGCAGAGACGCGGGAGCTCTCGAAGCGCGCGGGGAAAGCCTCCGAAGACTACGGGCGGTTCGCCGCGTGGGTCGACGAGTATTACACCGCGCAGCATGGCTATATCGAAAAGACGCTGGCACCGGTGGCGGACGCATGGGCCGCCAGCACCGGCCGCCGGGTCGCCGTCGCATCCCTCGCCGCCGTGCTGGTCGATGATGGGCGCCTGGCTGCCCTCGGCCCCGCCTTTCGCGCCGATCCGTCTTCCATTATCGCGTCGCGCTCCACCGCGATCGCCGCGCGTCTCTCATTTGCCTTCTCTCTGGAGCGTGCCGCATGAGCAACATCGCCGGAATTCGCCGCATGGTCTCGACGCACCTGTGGGCCATGGTCCCCGAGTACATGGAAGCGATGCTCGACGTCATCCAGCTGCGTGCGAGTGGGCTTCGGCTCAGCGATGAGGAGATCGCGGAGCGCATCGCCGCGGCCAATCATGGCGCGCTCGGCGCGGCCGCAGGGCGTCCGGTGCCGCCCTCGTCCGGTCTCGTCGCCGTCCTGCCCCTCTACGGGGTGATCGCGCAGCGGTCGAGCATGGTCAACCAGACCAGCGGCCCGCGCGGCACCTCGACGGAAGCCTTCGGCCAGGCGTTCGACGTGGCCATGGGGAACGATCAGGTTTCGGCCCTCGTGCTCGACATCGATTCGCCCGGCGGCACGATCAACGGCGTGCAGGAGCTCTACAGCAAGATCCTGAACGCGCGCGGCACCAAGCGGATCGTCGCCGTCGCCTCTGGGATGGCCGCCAGCGCGGCGTACTGGATCGCCAGCGCCGCCGACGAGATCGCCGTCACGCCGAGCGGAGAGGTCGGCTCGATCGGCGTCTATACCGTGCATTCCGACCTCTCCGGCATGATGGCCGCCGAAGGGGTGAAGCAGACGATCGTAAAGGCGGGGAAGTACAAGGCCGAAGGTCACCCATCACAACCCCTCGACGAGGGCGCCACCGCGGCGATGCAGGAGCGGGTCGACGAGGCATATGGCACGTTCGTGAACGCGGTCGCCAAGGGGCGCGACGTCTCGGTGTCTGACGTGCGGAGTGGGTACGGCGAGGGCCGGATCGTCTCGGCATCCAAGGCCAAGGAGCTCGGCATGGTCGACCGCATCGCCACGCTCGACGAGGTCATCGGGCGGTTGGCGTCATCCCGCGGGGGCGCGAAGCCTGGTCGCCGGGCGGATCTTGAGCGCCGGAAACTCGCGCTTGCGGATTCGGACGCGGCATTGTAAGCTGTTCCCTTGAGGTCGCCGTTACGCTGCGGCGGGCAGCGACTTCCAGACAATTGATCGTTCATCGTCATCCGTCACGCGGTAGCGGGCGAGAGACAGTCGGTTTGGCCATCTGGCCGAGCGGACCCTTTCTCACCCGCTTTCGCGTTGTACGGAGCGACCATGACCAAGCGCCACCAGCAGCTCCTCTCGAAGCGCGTCACGACGCGCGCGCAGATGGATGCCCTGCTCACCGCCGCAGAGGCCACCGACGGCATCTTCGCGGCCGATGCTGCCACACAGTACGCGGCTCTCGAGGCCACGCTCACAGGGATCGACGACGGGATCGCGCGAGAGAAGCGCCTCGTCGAGTCTGACCGCAACGCGCCGGCCGTCGCTAGCACGCAGATCACCGACGTTCACAATCGCGAGGCCGACGCGCCCTTCCTCTCGCTCGGCGAGCAGCTGGTCGCCATCCAGCGCGCGGCAAGCGGCGAGGTCGATCCGCGCCTCTTTGGTGCCGCCAGCGGCGGCCAGGCTGGCGTCGGCTCCGATGCCGGCTTCCTGATCCAGAAGGACTTCGCCACCGACCTGGCCAGCAAGGCGCAGTCGTCCGGCGAACTCGCGAGCCGCTGCAGTTCGCAGGAGATCGGCGCGAACTCCGACGGTCTCGAGGTCGCGTACCTCGACGAGACCAGCCGCGCTACGGGCTCGCGGTGGGGCGGCGTGCGCGTGTACCGCCGCGCCGAGGCGGAGACGGTCACCTCGTCGAAGCCGAAGATCGGCAAGTGGAAGCTGGACCTCGACGACATGATGGGCATCGCCTATCTGACCAACCGCGCCGTCCAGGATGCATCGCAGATCCAGGCCGTCTACGAGAGCGGATTCCTCGACGAGGCCGCGTTCGTGCTCGACGACGAGATCTTCCGCGGGAACGGCGTCGGCCAGTGTCAGGGCATCGTCGCGGCCCCCTGCACCGTCTCCGTCGCCAAGGAGGCCGGGCAGGACAACGACACGGTCGTCGCCGAGAACGTGATGAAGATGTGGTCGAGGGTCCACCCGCGGTCGCGGGCGCGTGGCGCCTGGTTCATCAACCTCGAGGTGGAGCCGCAGCTGCAGCAAATGCAGATCGGCACCGGCGCGAGCGGCCAGCTCGTCTACATGCCCGCCGGCGGGCTCTCCGCCTCTCCCTACGGCCAGATCTACGGGCGGCCAGTGATCCCGATCGAGCACGCCTCGGCGCTCGGCGATCTCGGGGACATCACGTTCCTCGATCTCACCGAGTACCAGCTGATCCGCAAAGGCGGCACGCAGAAGGACGTCAGCATGCACGTCCGGTTCCTCTACGACGAGAGCGCCTTCCGCTGGATCTGGCGCGTGAACGGTGCGCCGAAGTGGAAGGCGCCCCTCACGCCCTACAAGGGCTCGTCCACGCTCTCGCCGTTCGTCACCCTCGCGGCCCGATAGGAGGCCCTGACTCATGACCGCCCTCATGCTCGAGCGCAGCCAGACCGAGGTGGGCCTCGCGCCCGTCGCGGACTTCGCCGGCGCCGATCCGACGTACACCGACGTCATCAGCCTCAAGAACCATTTCCGCGCCGTCATCCGGATCATGCTCGGCGTCGTCAACACGGGCACGGTGAAGTTCACCGTGAACGCGTGCGACGACGTGGTGCCGACGAACGAGACCGCCGTCGACTTCTGGTATCGCGTCACCGTCGCCGCGGCGGCGCCGGGCGCGATCACCAGGACCACGGCGGCGGCTGGCGTCACCAGCGCGGCCACGGCGAGCCAGATCATCGAAATCGAGATCACGCAGGAAGATCTCATCGCCTCCGGCTACGCGTTCTTCCGTCTCAAGAACGACGAGGTCGTGAACGATCCCGCGCTCGGCGCGATCTCCATCACGCTCTACGAGCCGCGGTTCGCGGGCTCGACGTTCCTCACGGCGACGGCGTAAGCCGGCGCATCACCGGGCCGAGGCGGCGAAGCAGCCGCCTCGCGCTCGGCCCTCCGTTTCGGTCATCCACTCTGATCGGGCTTCGGCTCGGAACAGGAGCACAGCACCATGGCCACCAAGGCGAAGTATGAGAACGGGATGCTCCGGTACTATGACGGAGCGACCTACGAGACGGCGCTGGTGCTCGCGCCGGTGTGGAGGAAGGACGATTTCACCGGCCCCACGCTCGACACCACGAACCACTACACGGTTCGTGACACCGGTGGCGCCACGGAGACCCTTGGGGCCGACCTCGCGAGCGGCATCGTCTCGCTCGCCCTCGACGCCACCTCGGAAGCGCAGCTCGCCGGCATCGATTGGGCCGACCAGCGCCCG